CATTAATTATTTTTCGCTTTTTGTCCGGAATTTCCTCTCCGCTTATCCTGAATCCGAAGTCGTAATAGTAGACGGCCTTTGTACCTGAGACCAAATTTCGCTTGACCACAAGCGCGTTGCAAACGGCGGATACGTGGAACTTGACCTGTTGGCCCCTGCGCCCGTGAAGGACATAAGTTCCTTTGGCAGGTTTAGCAACTACTCCTTCACTCCCCGGAAATTGCGTTAATTCAATCGTAGTTTCTCTTAATTCTTTTTCGTTTTTGCAAATAATAATCGGACTGCGATTTAGCCGAATATCAAGATCGGGTGCATCGTTAGTTTCCTGCCCGAAGTCAATCTCCTGCAAAACTTTATAACGAATCTCATACGGTTCTTTATGAATGTCGCCGGACGGCAATTCTTTTTCTTCTGAACCCTCCAATCCTCCGACGTAGACTACATCGTAGAAATTAAACACGATACTCGAATCGTCCGGTTCGGAAATTGAATTTGTATATCCGACAACCGCTTCTCTCGGAAGATGATGCTCGCCTTCCCACAATTCGACTTCCGCCAGCAGGCAGAGTTTATCCGCATTGAGTTTTCTGATCGCTTCTACAGTTTGCGGGTATCTGTCTGTATTCTCGTTTCCATCTTCTGAGTATATTTCGACGCGCTTTCCCGATTTCCATATTATCGAATTTAAACCATCATATTTCTTTTGGTTTATAATTGGATAATCTTCCTCGCTGAATAAAGCCAGAAAATTCTCCAGCGATTGACGCTGCTCCGGCTGCGCTCCCTTCGTCGGTTTCATGGTGATGAAGAATCTGAACATTTCTATTTCGTCTTCGTTCTTAGAGCGTTCGGCTTCGCGTTTCAATTCCGGTGGCGCGGCCCGCTGCTTCTGCGCATCTTTTAACTTCATCTTATGAACGGGGACAAGCGCGAGTTCATATAAAGGAATATGAGATGTAAACGGCCCGTGGAAATAATCCTGAAGGATGTGAACGCGCTTCGGTGTAGATGACATTGACCTTAACGGCCCGGCGATTTTCTCACGAAATTCATCTTCAAAAACTCCGCGTATAAGAATGTCTATGTCTCCTTTAGTTGCTCGGCGATTTACAATTCCACCTATAAGGAAAATAAAAGGTGTTCGCAGTACGACAGTTTTAGCTTCATCGAGAATTTGTTGTTTAGTAACCGTCTCGTTAATTACTGCGGATTCCGTAGTTTTTAACACGTCGCTTATTTGACTTCCGATTTCGCTCAATTCTTTTGTGAGATAATTCGTGTCAGCATCGAGCGACATTGCGACTACCTGGTGCTCCGCATTTATACGCCGTGCTACGAGAGCATAGAACGGCTCGTATGCTTCTTTATCAAGTTCCTCACTGTGATAATGATACTGTAATTTTTCCGCGATTGACGAAGCGCGTCCTAAACGAAATTCAAGAGGTACTTTGAACGAACCATCAAAATTTCCGTTTACGTGAATGTCTACGGCACTCGCACTTTCTCCAGAGAGAATATTTCCGCCGAGGCGCAGGAATGACGGGTCGATGATGAAGTCCTCATTGAAGTCTGAAATTACGTTTTCAAGTTTTAGTTCTCTGCCGATTTCTATGCCGGAACTATGAACAGGGGCAAGATCGTCTTCGTCAACGGCCTTTGCCTTATTGGAGTAATCCTCATCATATTCGCCTACGAGTAAACTCTTTAATACACTTTCTTCCACAGCCGATTTTATTTTTCCTGCTAAACCTTCCCACCAATCTTCCCAACCCGGCTGGCCGTACCATGTCTTACCCGCTACTGCTATTCGGGGATGTCCTTCGGTTCCCACATCATATTTTGCATAAATATTTTTCTTTCTGCTTAACGCTTCTGTCAATTTTTCGCTATCATTTTTATCGCGCGACAGCAGACGAATGACCACATAGGAAACTCGATCCTCACCATGCCCCTCACAAGAGGCTCTTATTTCCAGTTCTTCAATTTTTTCAATATTTTCAAGCCACTCGAATTTTAAGTGCTCGTCAATCATGATGCCGTTTTTCCATTCTTTCTCCGGAGTATCTATTCTACCCCGTAGCGGCGGGTCAGGTTCTTTTCCATAAACAGCTATGTAAGCGAGCGTCGGACTGTTGTAGCTTGTTCTCTGCCGCCCTACCGCGCCACTACCTGCGCCGCCACCTTGACTGCCGCCCTGTTGTTTTTCCTGTCCCCACGGCGGATTCGGACCGCCCGGCAATCCCTGATTATTGAGTTCCGTTTCTATTACGTCCCAGAGCGCAATCAATATTCCTTTCGGAATCTCCGTATGCTGATGGACGTTTTCAATAAAATCTTCCGTGCGTATAAGATCATTCGGTTCGGCTGCACCGATTATACCCATCACATCTTTTTCAAGCCACTCGCGCACTACTTTGATTGTCTCGGATGTTTGATCGAGTTCGAGCGACATGCTCGGAAACAGGAATCGCGAGAGCATCTCGTGGACGATCCAGGCGTGGGTCTTCCTGACGAGTTCCTCCGTCCAGTTTTCGTACTTCACGCCGCGCTTGAGGTTCGCCCAGTAAACATGCATCCACCTGTGGTCATCGAGCAGGACGCTGTCGTCGAGTTTGGTGACGGCTTCTCGGTTCTCATACGGCTTCGATATTTTCTGCATGATTTTCGGCTCCTCGTTAATTAATGCAATCCCGCAGTAATTAAGGTTTAATTAGCAAATGATTTGCGAATTGAATCAGAAAAAATTTTCTTCATTTTTTCAGAAACTGAGAAAGCAAATGATGCGGCGATTGTCGAAATAACCGTGGTGGTCCTACAATTCCCAGACCACGTACATTTACCATTTCTGCGAACATATAGAATATGATTTTCCGGCAATTCAACGCAGTATACTTTATCTGCATAATTTTCCACGGTAAACAAATCCCTCTTTTTAAAAATTTTATTTTTACTATTTAATTCAGAAACAAGAATAATATCATAGTTAGATGCATAAATTCCATTTCGATGTTCTGATATAGTTCCCTTTTTGTTTCCGAGACGAAATGAAGGTAGCTTGCCACACTTAAAAATAAGTTCCCCAATATCATCAGCCAATTTTTTACTTGAAGTCGAAGCTATCCTTGTTGGTTTGAAGTTGGCTACCCAACTTCCTCCTTTTTTTGCGTTTATACTTTTGTTGTCGCGTACAGTACCGTCACCATAAAAATAAGACCTCAATAATCTTCTTAAATATTTTGGAGATAACTTTTTCAATCCTTTCGGTATATATTTTTCATGGCTGTGACCAAGCCGTTTTAAATATTTATATAGATCGTGATCTTTACCAGATACATAGACACCACCTTTCCATTTATCTACCTTAAAATGTTTACCGAATAATTTCGTAAGTATTGAAAAAATTATTTCAATACTTTCAGCGTCCTTCTCTTGTGCTATTTTAATCGCCCAGTAAGACTCATTTTTGTTCCATGATCTATCTGATATACTTCCCTCTGATAAATACCACCCCATAAAATCCATAAATAAACCCATATTATATTTTTTATCACCGATGCTTATGATTTTTTTAGAAATGCCTTTCCATTTTCCAGTCCGTGGAATAACATCGCTGTCGGCCATTGAATCGGCACTTCTAATTCTTACTATAGTGCCACCTTTTTTTTTTTTGAAGCGATGTGACGGAATATAAGCCATATTGTGATCTGGTGTTACGAGTAAATCAAAATTTCTATTTTTAAAATGAATCATTTTGCCCTGATACTCGTATTCTATTTTTCCTATCCCTTCAACATATTCAATTTCACGTGTTACCGGATTCAGCGATGCAAAAGATTCTGTTCCAGATATTTGTTCAAAATCAATCCATCCGTCTTCCGTCAATACTTCGGTTCCCTTCGCATAACACAGATTATGAAACGGACTAAGTATAGCGCCCGACTTCTCTAACGCCGCCGAGTTCCTTCCCGCGTCATTCCCGCGCGGAAAACTGAACTTTTCATCACCCACGTAATGCTGATATTTACCGGAACTTATTTCTTCCGACCGCGTGAACGGTTTGAAGGCGATGATGTCATCCGGCGTTTCCAGTGCGAGTAAAGTATCAACGTGATTCGCAACATTTTCCACATAAACAACTTTCCCATCTATGTCGAGACAGAACGGTGTGGTACGAGCATCTATGACCGCTGCATATTCTATGACGGTGATTTCGGCTTGTTGATAAGTTCTGACCTGCCCCACGTTCCGCGCGAGGTTGACTTGATAACTCGCTAACTGGTTCCACGACTTATAATCCTTATAAGTGTTCCCCAGTTTATCTTCGAGCATCCGCGCGATGGATTCAGTATCAAGAGTTTCCTTGAAACCCTGGGCCAGAATTTTCCTGATCCTGGGGTCTTTCACCCGCTCATAGTTGGTGGACATCCACGTCTCGAACTGACCGTCCACGGCGAGGAGCGACCTCTCATCTATAGTGGTAAATGGATTGACAAGCGCGGGTGAGACGCGAGTAGCCGCGAAATCCTTCGACGCCTCATACGTGACCCGGACAGTATCATTTATATCATCGAGAATTTCCTGAGAAAATTTTTTACCCCAAACCGTTTTTGATACCTTTAGAAAATCATTCTGCGCCGACTTCTTCAAGGTTTTTATCCCGGCGCGAGTCGTGATATTCTCAGGCGTAACAAGATCGCCAACCAAACGACTCAAATTTGCATCGGTCTCGGAAATTGCATCCGCATAACCAGCGAGGATACGAGCAAAAACTTCATCCTCTTTCCCTATGATAAAATTCTGAAATTCACGCGCGGTGGGTTGTTTCATAAGACCGACAGACGATCCGCCCAGCGTCAGCAGCAGAATATCATCCACAAGGCCCAGCGCCTGCTTACTCAGAATCTTGTTCACTCGCAAGTTCCTTTATTATAAGTTTCCTTATATCTAAGAGATGTTCGACAACGGCCGCTTCGACCTCCCCTTCGGAGGTAGGAACTCCTTCACTCCCGGATCCCGGAAGACCCTCGGTTCCTTCCGAGACGCGCTCGCTGTGCAGCAAAATAGGATATGGCAGGTTCGCCCAGTCCATTTCGATTTCATCCTTACCGACTTTCTGTCGGAGTTCATTGATGGTATACGTGGCGAGCCGCGCGTAAATGTTATCGACCCGCGCCTCTTCGAGCGGATCGCCGATCTTCGGATGCTCAAAATAAATAGTGACAAGTGCCTTCTCCTTGAACCTGATGTTGCCGTCCGTCGTCTCGGTGTACTCGAAGTGCTGCTTCCTCATCTCGTCTGCGAGTGCGTCCCGCTGCTCGAGCGGTGAGAGTCTCTTGAAGAGGGAGAGCGGAGTTCCTTCATTCTCGTCCATGCCCACGAAACGTGCCACGGCGTTATCGTGACTCAACTCGTGATCGCGTTCGAGCAGATCAGCGACGATGGTATGATAGAGGCGATATTCTTTTTTCTTCGTCGCGGGGAGGAACACCTGATCGTTAGTGATGCGGCGGGATTCAGTCGCGTTACCCTTCGAGATATTTTTCGTTCCAAAAAAAATCTGACCAATACCGAAAGATTCTCTAATCTCCTCATCGTTGGCAGCTCGATATTCCAAGAATGAGGCGTCGTCCTTCGACCCAACGCCGATCTCCTTAATCTCGATCTTCGCGCCGGTGTTGCCGAGCGGCCCCATACCCGCTCCTTCCGACTGTAGCACCATCGTGCGGTGTGCGTTCGCGGTTCCCTTCTGTTCGGCGGCCATGAATTCGCGGATACTCTGAACCGATTTGGACGAGAGCTTGCCGCCCGTCACTGTGATCGCCAAATTGGGAACGGCGTTGTTCTTGAAGAAATTAACGTTCCTCTCGGCGGCGAGCCTGTTGCCGGAGACGGCGGGTGAGCAAGACGTGTATCCTGGAACGCCGTAGATCGGCGAACTCGGTGAGTAAGTTTTAAAGTGAATGATCTCGGACGCCCGCTGGTCGAGTGGCAATTTCTCTTCAACAAATTTACCGGTGCTGACATCCATAGTTCGCAGATCGCCGAAGTTTTTGAAGAACCGTTTCTTCCCCTGAATCGTCTGGATGAAACCGTCGCCATTGGCGAGCACCCTCATTATGCTAGCGGGCGCGTGATATAGCTGTGCGATCTTGCCGATGAGATTCCTGACCACTTCAACATAGCCGTTACCCGTCGCTTCCTCATCGATACCCTCCTGCTCCATCATCTGATTGAAAGACATATCCTTATTCGGATGGTCGAACACGGTTCTCAAGGTTGCTATCTGACTGGCGACCTTTGCCTTGACTTCCGGCGATGTATTCGGCGTGATCTCAAACCCGTCCACGAATCCGATCCTGTATCCATAGCCGACCGTATTCTGAACCTCAGTATGGATGCAGCGCGAGAGGCGGGTCGAGTATTCCATCATTGATCCCCACAGCACGGGATCGAAGGGCGGCTTGAGCGCGCCCGTTCTCGTGAACGACTTGTCAGAGACTTTCAACTGTTGAGAGTGCTCGACGGAGGCGGACTTGATGACGAGAGCCTCCACGACTTCGACGTTCGATTTCTGCGACTCCGAACCCGGCCTATTACTCCTTCTCTTCTTTGCCATCTTCGTCACCTACCGCTGGTATTAGTTTATATTCGCGAGAAGAGACCACATCCTGCACCATACCATCCTGTACTTTAATTGTCAATTGCCCAGTACCGTAGGCACCTTTCTGGAGTAAGTTTTCTTTGATCCATCGAACGAGAGAATCAAGATACTGCTTGTTTCGTTTCTTATAATGAGTATTCTCAGTCATTACTTTTCACCTACCGTCAGAGGTTCTGCCCGCGAGCACAACTGCTCGTCAGGTTTATAATTTTTATTACAGATTACCAGCTTTACATTTCCATCAGTAAATTTAAAACGGGGATCGTCAATCTCACTCTGAAAAGCGCAGTACGTATCTTGGTGACAGACCAGAAATACGGCACCTTGCTCGCCTTTCGGTTCTTCTTCTTTTGGAGCGTCAAGACTGTGGTCGCGCTCGACTATAACGCATCTAAGGCTATCCATTATGCCCACGACTGAATGTGAGTTTTCTACTTCGCGCAACAATCGTTCTAAGTCCGCAGCACCATCTACTTCGAGAACTATATAACGAAATGGATTATCTGTCATATAATAAGCACGCCCCCTTCATTTCTCGATCCGCGACCGCGCTCTTCGGATTCTTGTTCTTTTTCTTCTTCGCTTTCGCTTTCATCTTCGAGATCATCCGGATCAACTGGAAACTCACTGAGATATAAAAAATGCAGCATAGCACAAAGAAATGCGTCACAAGAATGGTCATCTTTTTTTACAGGCATCCCGCGCTCGTCCTTATGCAGCTTGTCGAGTTGAGAAGCAAGTATCGGGCATTTCCTCTTGCTAATCTTCACCTTGCCCGTCTCCATGTACTTCACACAGTTATCTATACCGATCTTCTTCCACTGTCCGAACGGAACGGCAACAACTTGGAATCCGGCGTTGTAAACGTCAGCATTATTGAAGGGATGAGAAGCATCCGCATAAACAATGAACTCACCGAGAATTTTTTTTAGTTTTCTAAGGTAAGAAATAATATCTACTGTACTTGTAGTAGTAAAAAGCGCTTCCGTCGGAACAGCCACATGCTCCAAATGTCTCTGTACGGGGATGACAGCAGTTTGGGAAGCGAAGCCCCAGTCTATACCTACCGCCGTCCTCGCACCCTTTATGATCCTGACCTGGTTAATGATATATGTGAGAGCGCGGTCAAGATCGTCCTTCGGATAAACGCGGCCTTTGCGCGTCGGCCTCTTGCACTCCCACTCGACACGGAAGTTCTCTGCGGTGTTTTTCTTCTTAGCGTCAAGGACATTACTGCGGTTGAGCCAGCCCTTCGAGTTCCTCGCCTTGCCGTTGCAGCCGTCGTACTTATATTTCGTTATCCGACCTTTGGTATCACGGACGGGAACTCTCTCTGTGAGCGGACAGTCGCGACAGTCGATCTTCGCCTCGCACTTCTTCATGATGTCGTAGACATTCCACTTATATTTCTTGTATCCGCGCGCCTTCGCGTGATCCCAATTATCTTCAAACCAACCGCCCGTAACATGAAATGTGGAGAGTGCAAGAATGGTATATTCTGGTTCTGAAAAAACCATATTTATAGCGGTCTCTATAACCGGATCAACGGTTGTATCCTTCTGACAGGCCTCATCTATAAAAATATTTGGTGGATGTTTCCCACGAGCAGCTTTTTCTGATGTTGGCACACATTTTAACTTGGGACCCGTTACCAGTTCGGTATTGGATTTAAGAGGCTCGCCTTTTACTATCAAGACTCCTTTAACGCCGATACATTCCTCTGAGAAAAAACCAACAACGTATTCATAAACATTTTGACTTTGCTCCATACTCCCCGCGAGGTCGATGCAGGACTCTTGTTTCCAAACCATTTTAATAAAAATAATAATAGCCGCAACAAGCGAACCGCCTCCGCCTCTACTTTTCCAGATGATGCCGCAGAACGTACTGTGAATCCAGAAGTCCCAAATAGCATCCATCTGTTTATCAATGAGAACAATATCTATGACGCGCCCATCTTTTATAATCTTGAGGTTATTCTGAATCCAGTCCTGTAACTCTTCCCTATTTCTAAACGTAACAGGAAGTCCGTACTTACCGGGAGAGTATTCAGAATACGCTCCGCCTTCGAGCGTGGCGATCAGTTCGTCTATGTGCTCCGACCGCTGCTTAACCGGCGCTGTTTTCGCACTGGCTGTTTTCGATAAAGTCATAGATCAATGTCTCAGCATCATCCGTAACAGACGGACGGCTCGACAGAAATAGGAATAGTTTCACAAGACCTCGGACCACAACTACTCGCTTGATGCCCAGTTTATCCGCAATCTCATCCAGTTGCCGCACGTCTTCCGGTTCGAGCTGAATATTTATTCGTTGTAATTTCATTTTCCTTAATTACTACGGATTCCGCAGTATTTAATCCAGTTCCCAATCGTGGACAGCGGATGACAAATTTTTTCTGACCTTTCCCTTCCTGGGTCCATCAGGTTTGCGCTTCAAAATCTTAAGCGTTTTCTTACCGGGACGAAGTTTGATCTCCGGCAGGATCGCTCCAACTAGAACGAAGGGCAGACTTTCGTGTCGAACGACGACTACGGCGTCGCCTTCGTCCTCGAACACCTGAACGATCTTAGCGTCGGCGGGCAGGCAGCCGTTCGCTTTGAGCATGCCGGATAAAAAACTCTTGGTCAGCGTCAAAGTTCCCAGGTTGCGATTATTCGATGTGTCTTTCTTTTTCGTCATCTCTAACTACATGATACCATCCTGCTATCATTCGTCAAGAGACTAAGCCATAAAAAAATCCGGGTGACTCTGTGGTGACCCGGATCGGCAGAGCGAACCTGCCGCGACGTGGCGATATACCTAAAGAATACCGGCTTTCTCCGAAACGTCAAGGGTATAGGACGATCAATTATTCCGAGAAAACCTATTCGCTCTGAAATCACTTTTTCCAAAAATCGTCAAAATCGTCGGCAAAAACCCTTTTAATTAAAGGATAAATTATTTCTTTTGAAAAGGGTAGACAAAATCAAATAAATTATTATAATTATATATAGAAGTTAAAAAAATAGGGAGGATGAAAATGAACTACATGGAATTCAGACCAGAAGAGGCACAGAGAGTGCTACGGGAAATGGAGAGAAATCATCAGGTAGACTACTCAGGCCGCAGGGTATACCAGAGAAGAATATATCAGATAGTAGATGCCCTGACCTTCGCCCTCACGCCGACAGAAGAAATCAAAAGAGATCGAAAAGAAAGAGCGGAAAACAAAGCGAAGCGCGAGCGCAAAGCTCGCATACAGGAGGCGCGCTATACGAGAGGAGGTGACGGAACGAGAAACCCAGACAACAGAATGATGATGGGAATATGGCAATGTGAAGCCTACAACAAAACAATGTTGGACGCGATCAAGGCATTTGCGGAAACATATTGGGATAAACCGCGCAGGGCCAGGAAGCCCGATGAGCACGGTTATTTCAAAATTATGGGGGGAAGGAATACATACCGCTGCGAGCTGGTCAATGGTGTGCCCGGTGTTTCCCCTGAAGTTTGGAGAATAAAAGGAATAGCATAGCCGCGCGTATAATGAGGTATAATCAAAATAATGAGAGGATGTGACGGAATGACGCGGAATGAATATTTCAGGAAATACGTAAAAGATCACAAAATAGTCTGCAATTGTGGCGGCCCGCAATACGGGACAGATCATAGTCCCGATTGCACCTATGTGCTGGCATGGGATGACGCGATTGATGATTATAAATATTATGTCAGGGAAATAGAAAATTCGGGCAAGTCTCTCAGGGTCTAACCGCGCGGGGCGTGGCCTACCCGGTGTCGAAGCCGGTCAGTCATTACGATGTGCTGGTATTAGTCGCGCTCGACACCGACAGCACGTACTATTTTGTATTACCGGCATCAGCAGCGCGCGGCAAACTGAGGATTCGTATCAACCAGGCGACGAAGAACGGCAAGTACAATCGCTACTTGAATGCCTGGCACAAAATAGGGTAAGTTAGACCGCCGAATGGAACGGAAAGGAGAATATATGACTGGTAAAAAAGGACGGAGCGGTGGAGCACGTCCCGGAGCCGGCCGTCCCGCCAAGCTGACCGATCCGCAGACGGTCAGCATACGTGTGGACGACGACACTCACGCCGCGCTGATAGCGGCGCAGAAGACGCTCAAGTACGATTCGATGAGCGACATGGTACGCGATTGGATCGAGAGCGCGCTGGATGAAGATAGGAAAGAAATCTAATTACTACGGATTCTGTAGTAATTAAGGAAAGGAGATGAATATGAAATCGGATCAGGAAACATTCCTCGCAGTTAATCTCTGCGACCTGACAACGATCCCGCCGTTCATCGTCCAATGTTTATTTAGTAACTTGGAACGCGAAGCAGTTATTTTTTCTGATAAGAGATGGGACGAATCCTATATTGTCTATAGAGCGGAAAAGACACAAGCGGAAGCAATCGCAAAGCTATTAAAGACCGAACGCTTCCGATCAGTGCGCGCGGGAGCAGGGATACGTACAAAATTCCTGACGCAGAGAATCATAGAAAATCATTTACGAAATAGTAAAACCGAAAGAGAACTGACGGAGAAATTCAAGCGACTCGGGCTCCAGACGATGCTGGAACGGAAGTTGCGGTCACCGGAACGTTTGAAACTCACGAGAGGAGGTTAAGTAAAAGTGCTGACAGTAACGAGCAACGAGGAAGCCGCGCTCGCGGTATTCGCATTAGAGGAGGAGGTGAACAAGTGAGACAGCACGCAGTCAACTACAAGCGCATCAGGAAGGACGTGGCGCGAAGGATGTTCGAGAACGATGAACTGTTTCTGATAGTGGCCTGCAACGTCCGCGAGAATCATTTTGAAAAAGGATGGTATCACGGAGTAATAATCAAGGAGAAGGAATATAAAGATTTAAGGTATGACAACGACAAGATGACCTTCGACAACATGGTCAACAACTTCGAGGATTGTAACTGCCAGGACCGGGAGACGGGATTGTATGCCGCATTTTACATCAAGAAAAAATCGAAAGGAGAATGAAGGCATGAGCGAAGCTGGAATACATCGTGGCGATAAGTTCGAGATCGAGGTTTGTTTCTTCAAGCGGATGAGGGTGATCGGGAAGGTCGAGGACGTTTCACAGTCCAGCGGCCTCGTCAGCTTGTCGCTCGGCGACCCGGAGCGGTTGATCGAGCGGCGGCGGGCGGACCTGAAGATCAGGCTCGCGCCGGACGCGCCGGAAGGCGTCATCACATATCCCGGAGACGCGGAAGACGAAGTGCGGAGCCGTTACGCGGCCTTCGGAATCAAGGGGAGGAAGACATGAGCAAGCACACACCTGGGCCGTGGACTGTAAGAGAAAAACAAAATGGCGGTAAAAAATCTCGCGTATTTTCAACGGCGATAATGGGTGGAGATAACATTCATTGGGTTGTAACGCAAGTATGCGGGCACGACCACAAAGGATCACAAAAAGCCAACGCTGCACTAATAGCCGCCGCCCCCGACCTGCTCGAAGCCTGTGAGAAGGCAATCGTATACCTGAACCAGTGCCCGAACATCAAAGCGGCCCCGGCCCGAGAAGCAATCTTAAAGGCGCTGAAGAAAGCGGAGGGAGAATTAACATGACCTGGTTCATCGAGACGTGGAAGACGATCCTCACCGAGGCGCCGGAGTACGGTTATCCGGCGATCCTGTTATTCATACTCATAACGGGATACTGCATAAGGAGGCTGACGACATGAGACCGAAGGAACAGAAAACGATGAAGGATCTGCGCGAAGCGCTGAAGAAAGCCCGCGAGGTCAAGAACACGATGAAGCTGGAACGAGATGCATCGGTCGAGCGAGCGAAGCGAGCGGAAGCGGCAGTAAGGGGAACTGAAGTCACGCGGCGCGATAACAGGAAACAAATCGAGCGGCTGAGTGACCACGTAGCCGAGCTCGAAGCAGAACAGGAAAAGCATCGACACACGCACGCGAATCAGCTGAACCTGATAAACGACTACTGGGCGCGGTACGAGAGAGCGCGCGATGCACTTGCAGTAGAACGCGACAAGATCGCCAGCGCGTTGCTCGCTGTGAACGACCTCGACCCACAGACGGGACTCGACGTGAACCGGCTACTGGAGAAATGCGGCGTAACACTGGCCACCTACGAAACCGAAGTACAGGCGCTGGAGTATCGGCTGATGCTGGGTGAAACAAAAGATCCCGAAACGACAGAACCGCCCCACACGCGGCAGGGCGGTCCCGGTGACTGAGCGATCCATATTACCCCTCAGCTTTCTGAGTCAATGATACCACGCCCAGGCGGCTGAAGTCAAGCGCGGAGGAGAAAGGGTCCGGTTTGCACCGCGGGCCTTTTTTCATCTCTGCTTAATTAGTGCGGAATCCGCAGTATTTAAAAAACCGCTGCGGCTCACCCCCCCTTTTTTTTTACCGATTTCCTCTATTATACGCGCACGCGCACACACGCGCCTGCGCACACATGATATTAGTAATATTTAAAGATATTAATCTTTTAAATACTTTAAATGATTATGCCGTAGCAGTTTCGAGATTGAAAAACGAAATTACATAAGTAGTATAGAAAAACTTCTCTGAAAAAGACGTATCTCGAGATCGCGACGGGATCGGTAAAAAACACCGACCCGTACCACGGGCATGGTATACCGCTACAGTACATAAAAATTCCAAAAATTTTTTCCCACGCAGCCCACCAGACCGGTTACGGTTTGGGACCCTCATCGATTAGGGACAAAATATAATCTGTTAGAGTCTGAGGCCCCCACCATATACGTTCAAAAATTAAATCCGTAAATCTGCATTGATTTTTCCTGAGAGGGAATATTCTGCAGACTTATTAAACCGCCGGTGTGTGGGGAACGGAGTCTTCATAGGGGACAACCATGCGTGACGCCCCTATAATTGCGAGCGCGTGGGTACACGTATACGCGGGATCATACACCATGCGCGCATGTGCTGCACGAACTCGCACAAGGGTATATCAATGTATGGGGCACGCCGTGAAAATCCCTTAGACGCTAAAACGAGAAGTGTCTGTGAGTGTCTGCGGGGTGTCTGTTGCGGGGTAATCATAATCGGGGATTTTAATTACTACGGAATCCGTAGTATTTAACTTTTTGTGTGGTACTGATCCGGAGAGATACCGGTTGCCTGCCGGATGGCTTTTATCTTGGCGGTTCGGTCGTCGTCGGGAACTTCCAGGTCTTCTAATTCCTCGTCGATCTCCGGATTGTCTTGTTTTCTCACGCGCTTCTTCTTACTGGAATTGCCGTTCATGGCGGCCTCGATCAGGTCGCGGATAGTGTCTGATTCCGAACGATCTCGCGTTCGCTGATCGTACAACCAATCGTTCTGTTTCTTCGTGATGAAAAAGTTCTTTGAGATCATCTTCTTGGACATCGAAAAACCTCCTATATATTCATATAACTATATATCTATATGCGACACTCGTTTTTACCTTCTATAAATATATAACCATATAAGTATATATGTCAATACCCTGGATGAAATTCCTACGGAGTGGTTGCCCTCGTTAAATCCTTGCGCTCCCGGAGCTTCTGCACCAGCGTTTCGCGTATGCCGGGGAACGTCTCCTCCAGCTCGAGGATCGTCTCCAGGACGGTCTCCTGGAAAGCGCGCGTCTCCTGCACATTCATAATGAGCGCGTTCAATCTCGCCTGTAGATCGTTCTGTGCTTCTATTCTCTTCACCGCCGTGAGCTTCAGATTCGTACTGGTGCGCGCGCTCCTGAGAATATCCATAGTCGCGCGGTTGATGAAAGCGATCTGTTCGCGGAAGTTCAGGACGGGTTCCCCCGCCTCGGTTTCCCCTATGAGGACCGCGTCCAGTGTGTTCTGCTCCATGCGCCTGACGCGCGGGTAGAGAGTTTTTCTGCTCATACCGTAGCGAGAAGCGATCTCGGGTATGGTCAGGCCTGCCTCGATCTCTGTTCGTAGCTCTCCGTCGGTTATCTTGACGTTACCGCGCCCCACGGCGTGCTCTCCTGAGCGTTTTCTCTGTGACGGGATCAGTCCCGTGCCGGGAGGAGGATTCGGGAGGAGAGCGCTGGTAGAGGGGGATTTCAGGAGAGCGGAATCTGGAGAGGGGGCGAATTCGGATCCACGTGTACCCTGGGAGTGTGTACCCTGGGAGTGTGTACCCTGGGAGTTCTTTTTTACTGTTTCGGATCCACGTACCCTGCCAGCTGCCTTATCACTGTCTTTTCCCACACGTACCCCTTCAACCTGCCTGTCTCTCTCCGCCGTCTGTTCTCCTGAGCTACTCTCTCCTGAGAATATGTGTTCCTCTCCCGCGCTTATCTGCGCTGCGGGAATGGTTAGCGTCCCATCCGGATTTTGTTGTATGTTTAGTTCCCTGCCGTCTTTTAAGATAACGGTTATACCACGTTTGAGATCCTCTTCCGCGATCGGTACTTTGTCTATGATGGGGCTTCGCCTCGTGCTCGGCTTCTTACGGCGTGAAGCCTCGCCCGAATTCGTTTTATTCTTGTGATCCATGCCCTGCGCCTTGATTGTGTTGTCTCGTTTCTTTTTCGCGAGTGCCCGCTGCAACATGGTGGGCGCCTTGTTTCTCTGGGGGACTTTCTTCTTGTGTCCCGGCGCGCGGGATTTCTTCTTGGCGCGATTTGCGGATTTATCCTGACTCACTGGGTACCTCCTTTTGTGGCCTTGCGATGTGAAACCGCGAGTGGCGCTTGTACTGCTCGATCATTATAGACGGGATGGGCGGTATTTGCAAGCGGCCTTCGAGGAACGATTTCTGGAGTTCGCGGAGGCGAGTTACTTTAACAGTAATTGGAGACTTATCGAGACTGGTTATGGCTGCTCCTTTCGGCTGTGAAATTTCTTCATGTGTTTCTGATAATTTTTAACCGTCTTGAATATCCTCTGGCAGTACTTACATGTCCTCTCCGGATAGCACTCGGAACGAAACGGAGGACCCCATCTTCTTATTCCAGATTTCTTCGATGATGCCGCAGCCTTCGCACTCCCAGATGTCCGTCATACGTTCTGTGGTCGCCAGGTTCTTCTTATTCCAGTTATGTTTTAGTTAGCCTTCGTCGATTATCTTGATAAGTTTTCTTTTCACTTCGTTCGGACGAAGGGTTCTGTTAAAATGCTTCGGAATTATGCACATAACAAAGCATAACCCTATTATTTCCGTTTTTTCTTTTTAGCCACTTTCTTTTGTGCTTTAACTGGAGTTTTCATAAACGCGGATAGTGCCTGTTCGGGTGTAAGTGGATGTAAAGATAATGGTCCCTCGCGTTTAAGTTTTTGTTTTTGTGTTGGCTTTTTCATTTCAGTGTTACCATGTTTTTGATTACTTCGGCGCTTTTGAAGCATTCCACCGCTTTATACTGTCGGGGGATTCTACGCCAAGTGCAACTATTCCTTTCATGGCTTTCTCTCTGTCGGCTTTTAACTGCCGCTCTTGTTCCCATAAGAGTAACAGGGCTTCTCCAATTTTCTTTCGTTTAGCGGGCGATTGCCATGGAATAAGAACTTGCCCAACTTCTGGCCAGTATGATGTGTACCGGCCAGACCCAGGTGACAGAGATTGCATATCCGCACGTATTTCGTATGACCGAAGTATCGCCCAAAGATAAGCGGTATCTTCGGGGCTTCCACACTCAAACACATTGTAGCTTCCAGATACAAGCGATTTGTCTAATTCTGTCGGCACAATCCCTATCGCGCCGTCCGTAGCCCGGATTGTAGAAAAAACCATTTGCCCCGCTTTCACCCTGTACATTTTTTTCGCCTTAATCAATCTTCCAAGGCGCTTACGTTCAAGCAGACATACCCCGTCGTATGTAACTTTAATTAGAGTAAACTCAATATCCGGATGGTCAGAGGGCACCACTTCATCTTCAATTATTTTCACGCATTGACTAAATTCCTTTATTTCAATTCCGGCTTTACGCCACTTGGCAGCCATGCGACCGAACAATGGCACACAGAATTTCAAATCTAACCGATCCGCAATATCCTCTGGTTTTAAGACGATCGGACCCGTTTGCCCAGAAAGGTACGCTTGATAGCCTGAAATAATTTTATCTGTCTCTTCTTCTGCTTTGTCTCTTGCTGCCTGAATATCGGCATCCGAAGCACGCGGGGTTAGATCATCAATACCGAGATACTCAGAGAAGAAAGCAAAGCATCCAGGTTGTTTATCGGCTCGTGACCGCTTCTTTTCTAAGACCAATACCGAGGTTTTTACTCGAGAACCTGAACGACGGAATGTATCCCCAGGAAGGGAAATAATACCGCGAATCAAGAAGCGTTCCCTAATGAAATTTCTAACATAGTCAAATACGGTGCTTGAAAGAAGTGTATCATCAATAACCGTTATCAACCTACCACCAAGTTTGAGTATATTCCAGTATCGTTCAAGAAACATAACACTCGAACGTAGAGAAGGGCGCAACGCAGAAGAAGATTTGTCTTTGTGAGCAAGATCGTACTGTTCAAGGATTTTCAGTTCCGATGGGTTCTTTGTCTCTTTTGTCATAGAGAACGGGGGATTGGTTAAGACTACATCAAATTTTCGTTTTCCCTGCAAAGTCTCCCTCAACTCTTGGATGTTTTGAACCACTTCTGGGTCATCCCCCCAAGTAGACGTATCAAGGGCAGGATCAAGAGCATCCGCATAGTAGATACGACTTCCACCATCACCATATAAGTACATATTGATTCTGGCAATCCGAGCTAACGGCGGATCTTTTCCGTAATCAATCCCGTCAGTGAGAACAAATCGGCAGAATCCGAACCGCCGAGTACGATGTCGTCAAGATCGGCCGGTTGTCTTACTTTCTCGTCGGCGAACAGGCACAGCAGGAATGTTCTGCACATTTCGCCGATAAACTCTTCCGTCAACTCTGTCTGTCCCGTAGCCATCTTTAGTTCTCCTTTTACTGCGGTTTTCCTCCAATGGCGCGATACACCTGCGTCGGAGCGCTTGCACTATTTTTTTCATTTTAAAATCTAATTACTACAGAATTGTAGTAATTAAACTAAATCAACTACTTTTTTACTTCACCGAAGCCGCGCTGCGCCGGTTTGGTGCCACCGAACTTCTTGTCCATGATCGACTTGTCCTTGAACACGCGGACCTCGGCTACCTCCGGTTTCTCCATCTCTTCCCTGAAGGCGGTGATGAGCGCCTCGGTGGATTCGAGTTTCAGTTCCTTCAGCAGAGTTCCATCCTCATCAAAGGTTTGCATGATCGTTGTTTCCCCTTTCTTTAATATTTTTTATCTCACAGCCAGTTTATCCGCTTCCGCAGCCTGCTTATGTTCTCCTTCAACTGCTCGTGCTGCCGGTCTCCGACCAAGCCGATCTCGTTCCGCTGCTTGCTCCAGTACAGCACATAACTCATCCTTATGTTCATTTTCCGGATGTCTACCCGGCCTGCTTCATCTTTATTTTTTTCGACGTAGGCCCTCAACTTGTCCGCACAGAAACGAACGTGTTGCTTTGCCTCCAACATGCATCTGCTGTCTCTCACGACCTGCTCTTCGTCTGCAATCGCGTTGAGTATCTTCTCTGCCTCAGCTACGGTTTTCATAACTTCCCTCCTTATAAAATTCCATCAAAAACGATGGTACGCCAGGCCTCGCGGCCTCCACAACAGCCTTGTTTTGTTATAGCTTACAGGAAAATTATCATCAAAGTTTGTTCTCAGCGTTATACATCTTGTCTTTAAGCTTCTGATTGATCCAATTACTGTTCCTCTGGTTTGGTGCAAAGCTTTTACAATGTCCCAATGTTTGAAACCATTTCGCTCTGTGGTGATTTTGGTCGGATTATTCTCCCAGATTTTTGTACGTTTTGGAACGATTAAATAAGGATGACATTGATAATTATTCGCTCCAGCCATTGCCGAGGCGTCAAAGTGGTGGTCTTTCTCCAGGCCCAGGGCGCTTCTCGCCCTGGCGGTCATCCAACCGAAACAAACTTTTACGTCGGTGAAGCGCTTCTTCAGTTCGTTGAACAAATACCATTTACCTTGCTGGAGATGCGCGGGGTATTTGAAATGTCTCGGGCTCTGCGTCAACACCCATTTGCCATTATGCAGGTCATCATGACATTCCTTGCAAAGCGTTATGCCATTCTTTGGCCTATTGGTCCCGCCTTTGGAACGCGGGACAATGTGATGTGCCTGGAGATTTTCTTCACTTTTGCAATGCTGGCAAGTATATCTGTCTCTCCATAAAACTTTCTGGCGCCAGTTGTTGCCCTCATATTCGGAACGCTGGTACTCTTTGCCTGTTAATTTGTAGCCGGCGCTTATTGAAGAAGTATCAAATTGCCCCTGTTCAACCACGCAGGACGTGATGTTGATACGCTTTTTCAGGTCGTCGATTACGCGGAGGATGGATTCCTTCTTCTGTTTGATCGTGGGTGGTAGCCAGGCTTTCTTTCCACGGTTAAGAAACCGGGGCTTTCTGTGGCGCAGTTTTTTGCCTCTGCGGGTGCGTCTGTACCGCATACGCTGAAGCATCTTTTTGTGAACGTCCTGTCTGAGCTTGATGTTCCCGGCGAAGACGACTTTGTCCTCATGTGCCACGGAAATACCGGCGACTTTGGCCCCGTCGTCAATACCTATCTTGAATTCTCCGACGGGGTTACTGATCTTTCTTTTGAGCTGGATCGTGAACGGTACTACTGAATAAACGCCTGCTTTGCCTTTCCTTAACAAGATCCTCGCCCTTGCTTCACAGGTCGGAAGCAGGGGCGTTCCTTCTGTGTCGATTACAAAAATCGGCATTTAAGCCACCTTCCTTTCGGAATTATTGTTGTCCTCGACAAAGACCGTCTGTTCTCTGTTTAAGCTTCTTTGAGCATTCTCGGAAGCCATCAGAGCCTGGAACTGGACACATTCCAAGGTGACTGCCCTTTCGAGCAAACAGAAGTCATAGGCGTTCACCTCACCGGAGCAGACCGGCTTAACACGCGCCTTAGTCTCGGAGCCCTGGCCGAATCTAACTGAATTCAACCGATTATGACGGTTTTTCGTCATCTGCTTTGGGCTCCTTCATATCCACAGTTTTGGTAATAGATTTCCCGTACTGCTCGATCCTGAATCTTATCCTCCTTATATAATTCAATCAAATTCCAACTCTCCGGTACTTTTCGGTATTTCCTGTAAAACTGCGACTTCTTCAACGGTTTTTGGTTTATGCTTGCCCTTCTTCCGACCGCCGCGAGCACCATAATATCTGGCCGAATAACACGTCAAAATCTTCATAATATCCTCTGCCAGTTCTTCTTCATACTTCTTTTCCTTGTCGTTGATTATCTCTATTTCGACTCCAGTATGCTTGCAGATAAGCAGTAAATACTCGTATCCAAAACGGGCAAGCCTATCTTTATATTCAATCAGAATCCGTTCAACGCGCCCCTCGAAGATCAGCCGGACAAGTTTGTGCAGTCCTTTGCGCTTCTCGTTTATCCCGCTCGATAGTTCTTCAATTATTTCGTAGGTGTATTGCTTGCCCTGCGCGTGTTCGATGAGTCTTTATTTCTGGCGTTCAAGGTTTTCCTTCTGTTTCTGTGTTGAACATCTGGCATATATCATTGTCACTTTATCGTAGGCTTTCTTGCGTTCAACGCCGGTGAACTCGTCAAGGACTTCGCGCTTGAAGCGTCTGTGCCCGCCGTTGGTCTTGTAGCACTTTATCTGCCCGGAATCGGCCATGTGTTTGAGCGTGTTGATTGATACACCTAAATATTCGGATGCCTCTGTTATTCTCATTTAGATTCCCTTCCACTGTCTATGAAAACGCCTTAATTCGATATTGACTTCTTTTTGCGTCATGTTTTTCAGTGGTATTTGGCAAGCGTTTTCTTCTACGGTTTTAGGACACATTGTTCCCATCTTAAATCCGCCAGCATATTCAACAATGAAAAGTGCCCCAAAAGCTGTCGATGTAATCATTCCCAAAACCTTATATTCCATCCCCATCCGCGTCTTAAATTTTTTCCCGATTAAAACGCCGTAACGCCCACATATATTTTCTGACACTTTAGTTGTTGTCATAATGTTTCCACCATTGTTTTGATTATTTCAATGCCCCTGTAATCCTTGCAGTCTTGAAATAGTTTGAGTTGATGCGGTTTTTCTATTATTTCAAAATTCACTTCATCAAGGGGAACTCTCGCCCTATGTAGATAGGCGGGGAGAATCAATCCTTTATAATTCCGTATCTGTTTATCAAATTCAACGGCTTGCTTCCATTCTTCGGGGCATTCTTTTACAGAACGCCATTCGTTATTATTTTTATAGGGACAACCAATACATGCGGATTTTTTAACTATTAGTTCTGGATAATTCATGGCAAGCCATGTTTTGCAATCTTCTCTATCCATTTTTAAGTCCGTTATCAGCGGAAAGGAAAAAACAGAAAATCGTTGTCTTGCAACAGTCATCCTCTTTGATTCGTCAAGAGAAAATCCTATTACCTGTTCAACGCAGTCTTTTTCGGCTCGTTGGTATTTATTCAATCCAAGCATTTTTCGGATTTCTTTTACAATTACAGACGATTTATATTCAGCAGTACATTGCCTGTGCGCCATTCCTTTTTGACCGTTTTTGCCCCTCAAGAAAAACGGCATTGAAGGATAAAATACATTTCCACTTTGTCTTCTAAGCGGTTCTCTTATGTCGCCAGCCCGGACTACTATTATCTTTGTTCCGCTTATTTCGGCCTTTTGTTTTAACTCATGTAACAACTGGTACGTGTGTGCCGACTCCCACCCGGTATCTGCAAATATAGTCGCGTCGAACTTTGGAATAAGGCCGTCGCACGCCATAAGAAAAAGCGTTGTGCTTTGTACACCTGCTCCGAGCGATAGAATTCGTAACTTGTACAAATTTTGCTTACCCCTTTCAAAAAATCCCGTTAAATTCGATTTCTGTCATATCCCTGTCAGCCGACCGCTTCTTTCGGCTCTTTCTGACAGCTTCGTGACAGTTTACCCTTTTCGATCAAGTTATTTATGTGAGCGTTCGCGTCGTCCCATAGCTCTTGCATCTCCTGGACGGTCAGATCGTGGTCCAGCGGTTCACCGAAATAGACCTTCTCGTCCTCTAAAACAAAGTATTCTCTGGTAACTTTTGTGACCTTCATATCTCTCCACACTCCTTATTTTAGCAGATTTACAGTATAAAAGCAAGCGGTTTTAACTTATTTTGGTGGTTTTTGTTGGGAATTATTCAGCAGTTGCTACCTCGTACAGACTTTCTGTGACGATGTCTTTAGCCATTTGTCACCCCCCCCCTCGGCTCTTTCATATATCTCAACCAGCTTTGCCGTTTGTCGTTCTGTCAGATGATAGTTCTCGCGGATCGAATCGAGGAAGTCGATCTCCCAGTCCGTCGGCTCCCAGTCCTCGTTCTCGGCCCAGCGGTCGAGGTCTGCTATCAAATCTCTACACGGTACTTTCGCCAAATCAGTCATTTATCACCTCCTCACTGCATGTCCAATTCAAACAGGCTCTTAATACTACCGGGCGGGACATGGAAGCGCCACAGTGCAAATGTTTTGTCGTCACAGAACCAGTTTAATCTTTGAGAATGACATTTAAAATTAAGTTCATCATAAACCTCAACGTAAGGATGTTCGTCTTCATCGAGGAATATTTCGCCCTGTTCCTTTGGAATTTCTGTCAGCTTGTAGCCGCCGGAGTGCTTGCGGACGTAGAAGAAATACTTGATCTCGACCGTACCTTTGGATGACGTAATCGACCCGATGCCAAGGAAGAAGCTACCGTGGACACCGCCGCCAGATGTGATCGCTTTGTCTGACAGCGCGATGAGTTCGAGCCGGTCGCGGAACACGTACTTAGCTTCCGGTCTCGGCCCGGGATTACAACCTGCGAGTAGCAGACCGAACAAGAGTAACACAACTATTTTTTTCATGTTAATATCTCCTTTTATTTTTTTAATTCTAATTACTGCGGAACCCGCAGTAATTAAGCAAGCAACAAGATTCCCGCCAGCGAGAGCATGAACATGATGAAGAATTGAATCCTGACTATTCTATGTTCACCGAACAAGGACGTCTTGATTTCACACAAAAACATATACACCGACAGGAACAGGATGGCACACGCTGCTCCGCCGAAATTAGAATCAGCGAATGGTACAGCGACCAGACAAGCAACTACATAAACTATTAAAAAATAATGCAGGTCAAAGGACGGCACGGCTCTATCTTCGATGAACCTGTTGAGGATGCTGAATACTGGAAATATCAGGATGAGCGCGATTAGGATTTTCGCCGTCTCCTCGTCGATCCATATCGGATTAACAATTGATTTATGTGCGAGCGCAAGATAGATACCAGCGTACAGAAACGCGCCCGTCACGAACTCCAGCAGCTTCCACGGCGCTACGTACCCCGCTGCGTTCGTCCTGACGAGGGCCAGGATCGTGCTTAAGCCCCCGACGGCCGCACATGCGATGATGAGCCACCCCGTGTCCGTCCGCAGGCCGTAGCGCAGCACGGTGGTCATCGTGATGCCATACAGGACGGCCGTGCAGGTGTAACCGATGATCCCGTCTCCTATTCCGAACGTCCTCTTGAATGGTCTGTTGACCGCCCAGTCAATGAACACCGCGTAAGGGAACAGACCGCACAAGCCCGAGACCACCACGACCACAAGCGCGAAGTTTGCGGAATGAGCGGGCGCCGTGAATAGGAGCATCGTAACGCCGACCATTACTCCGGGAATGAACGCACCGGGCATACCGCCCATTACTCCGCGAATTCCCCAACCGAGCGCGCCGACTACTGCGATTAGTAAACATTCAAAGATCATAGCACCTCTCCTATTTCTTCTATATCAACTTCGATGATTACCAGTTTTCCTTTCTCATTTTCAATTCTTGTGTCCCATTCTTTTTTATATATTTCCGCAATTCCTTCGGTAGAGAAAATGGCGAGTTGACCGTTGACTATAAGGATGACTTCTTTATTGTTTTTATCGACGTGCTTAATTGCAAATGCCGATCCTTGAATCATTTTAGTCATTTCGTAACACCTCGTTTGTAAATTTCTCACCACGATAATTTAATACTGTGTAAGCAAAAATAGCAAAAGCAGCTTTATCTCCCCAATCGTAAAAAATCTTTTCAGGTGTGATTCTAAACGGGAGTTCGCCAATAGCAATGTCCAGCACATAATCCGCAACAGTAGGTCCACCCGCTATACAGACAACAGCACAAGCACCGATTTCGTAGAAATAACGTTCAACGTCATGAAGCGTCAATACCGTATGGTAGGAATTAAAAGATGAGACCGGTCTACCAGCCAGTGTCGATCTCCACGCTCGGAGTGGCTGAAGAAATCTCATCAAAAATTCTTTTATGAAATAAAACCTTATACGT